AGTTCAGGTTCGCAGGAGATTTGTGTGATCAGTTTGCAGAGTTGAATATTCCCGTGTTCCGCTCTGTGGACTTGAATGTCCCGTACATCTTCACCCCCCTGGTTTGCTACCAGAAAAAGAACAGCGATACCTGATGAAGCGATTGAAGAACTACGCTTCTGAGACCGACATGGGGAGAGAGTACCTCAACGAGATGTTTGGTGGCGGACCGATTGTAGATCTCATGTGTGTTAAGCTCGCTACCGAGTCGACGGCCGAATGCCTACGGTGGTTCCAGAACTACAGTCCTCGCGCGGCCGCAAATGCACTCCAAAAGAAGCTTGCATTGTGGAAGGAGATTCGTGAGACGCTGACTGACTTCGACGACGAGGCCGAGTTACACGCTCAAGTGAATGGAGATCTCGCGGCTCTGCGCCTCAGAGACGAAGAGTCAAGGCGACAAGAAGGTCGTGATGACATCTGTCCCACACCTGACTGTGGTGGGAGAATCACGAAGAAGAACAGAAACATGTGTCGCACGTGTTGGTTGCGCAGAAAAGAATTGTTGAGGAGGCCGCTTGAAAGAAACCGTGGTCACGCCCAGAGTGGAAGCGCTCAGGGCATAATGCCAACAGTCAAGACCAAGGTTGAGCTACCGGGAGAGTTACTCACCTTCCTTGAGAGCCTTAAGAACAAAGGCGTGGACGTGCACGTCTCCGGCGACTGGATCGAAGGAGACTTCACATGGACACAATTCATCGCGAGCTTGACTGCCTGGGCGGTCAATGCCTATTCTTGCTGGCCAAGCGTAGCTGGTGTCGCTTCAGGCTTCACGATGTTCGCGATGACTCTGCCACTCAAGAAGTGGGTGATCTCAGCATTGCTCAAAGAGGCGCAGAAGGCTTTCAGTTTCATCGCTCCCGGGCGAGGTGACGGAGTTGCGCAGTCAGGAGCGACAGTTCCTCCACTTGAGGGCGGTCTCAGTCCTACCAACGTAGTGACTGGCCTCTGTACGCTGTGCATAACAACTGTCAGTGCTGTTTTCCTCGGGAAAATGGCTCCATACGGCGACGTTATGAGTGCTCTCAAGAATATCGGTTTCGCCGGCCGGGCTCTTTCAGGAATCAAGGAGTTGTCATCTTTCATCCAAGAGTGTGTGACATTCACATTCAACTACATCAAGGAGCACGTCTTCGGGTGTCCACCTGAAGACAACCAAAGTGACATCGACAAGTGGTGCGACGAGGTGATGGAGTTCAAGAATTCGGATTTTGAGCGTCTCATCAAGAACAACAAGCAGATGAAAGCGCGAGTGGATTCTCTCCTACTGAGAGGAGACAAGCTACTTAAATACGCAGACAAAATTCACATGCCTCTCGCCTATCGCACAAGAATGATGTCAGCACATTCATACCTCACGTCTGTGAGGACGACTGTCGCGACCAGCGGCGCTGGTTGCTGTGACCCGCGAGTTCCTCCGATTATCATTCATCTCGTCGGTGATTCCGGGGTCGGGAAGTCGGCCATCCTTTGGCCGCTGATGGCAAAGCTGTTGGCGGTGATGGGGTGTACTGACGAAGACGACCTCGCGACAAAGATCTACTTCAAATACCCGACGCAGGACAACAGATGGGATGGGTTCTCGTCAAATGTGCTCATCTGCGTCGCTGACGACGCTTTCATGCGAAAGGACTCGGAGACCAACCCGAGCCAAGAACCGATTGATGCCGTGCGCATGTGCAACGTGGCGTTCTTCCAGCTTGAGATGGCCCACCTTGCCGACAAGGGTAACACCTGTTTCCAAGCACCTGTCGTCCTCTGGACGTCGAACGAACACCAGTTCAAATTTCCTTCGCTGACCAACGCGCAAGCAGTCGAGAGACGGATAACAGCCCGTTACAGACAGTACCCTCGACCGGAGTTTGCAAAGACTGACACTCAAAGTGGAAAGGAAGTGCAGATTCTGGATATGGACAAAGTGAGTGAGGAGTTGAAGAAAGATCCGATGAATATCACCAAGTTCGTCCTGTTCGACAAAGAAGTTGCAGATCTGTCTACTAGGCAGGTCCTGAAACAAGGAATGACCTATGAGGAGGTCTCAGCCGAGATCGTGGAGGCTCACCTACAGAACATGGAGAGGGGTGAGTCATTCAACGATGCTGTGAGGCACTACTTCCGAGAGTGTGCGAAGGCGACTGAGCAGGGAAAGACTCTACCTGAAATGTCAGAGCTCAAGAAAATGATGAACCAACAGACCTCCGGTAAGGCTCAGAGCGGATTCTCAGACGAATACAAGAGAATTTCGAGCTACGCAACCGTCGCGCGTGGGAACTATGTCCAGAGACAGTGGAACGCTTCATCCAACGTGTTCGATTTCATCGACCGCGTTGAGGACACTGAACCTGCGCTGAAGGAGACGTGGAATCGACTCAAATTCTTCGGAAGCCAGAGGTGGTTCGCGTGTATGCGGAATCTCGACGTACATGTAGATGTGAGAGGATCTGCCCTGCATTACGATTTCGCAGGCAAGATACAACCGCGCGAAAGAGCTGGGACGAGCTGAATGACTACTCGTTCACTGAACCTGGAGGCGAAGTGCAACACCTTAGCGACCAGCATTGCGTTCGTCTTCCCGCGCGTGAAGCAGACAACTTCATGCGTGGGTGGGTGAAGGCGACTTCAGTCGTGGTGGATTCACCGTGCACTCAGGAGGAGAAGAAGAAGTTGTGGGACCAGGTTTTCTGGGACATGACTGGCCTTCGTTCGGAGGACTTGGAGGTGTGTCGTGATGCAACCCATTGCCACAGTGATCCGACATGTACTCCAAATTCCTCCTCAAGTGGACTCGGGCAGAGAAAGTGGTCAAGGACTACAAGAACGCTGGCACAATGATGTCGGCAGCCTTGGCTGTGTATCTCAAAGAGAGCGAGGTCCACCCATGGCGTACAAGCATTCTGACTTTCCTGGGTCTTTTCGGAGTCTTCTTCGGAAGCATCATGTTCTACCCCGTCGCCAAGTGGATTGCTGAGAAGCTTTGGAACGGAGCTAAATGGCTCTGCGGTGGATGGATCAAGAGAGACGACAAACACAAAGTTCCGCGTGATCAAGTCATTGGCCCACTCATTTCCGCAACGAGGCAGCAACTGCTAGCTGAAGTCCTTGAGGACGAACAGATGGTGGAGGCCCTCAACTGTGGACGTGAGGATGGCGCGTACACGCCGGAAGAGATCCTCACCGAATTTTACGGAGCTTTTGCAGGTGGATGGAACGTAGACACGCGCACAGATTTCATCAACAAACGACATGCCGCGTGCAGGAACAAATCTCACTCTCACGCTACGGCGGAGTACGGTGATTCGACAAAGGGACGCTCGGTTCGTCGCGGACTCGCCCAACTGATTCGCGACCAAAATGCAGCTGAATTGGCGCCCATACTCTACCGAAATCTCTATCGCCTCCAATACAAAGATGGCGATCGATGGGAGAATTGTGTTCAGCTTCTCTTCTTGAAAGGCCGAATCGGACTTACCAATTCACATGTCCAGGCGATGAGGAGTGCGGAATGGTGGAGGCTCAAGAACCACTTCTCAGAAACACCCGCGTTCAGGCTCTGGGACCTCGAACACTTTGTCGCCAACACAAGCGACGATCTGATGGTCTTCGAATTCCCGACAAACATTCGACAACATCAAGATATCACCGGGAAGTTCATGACTGAGGAGGATTTCAAACGGTTCACAACAGTGAACCAAGTCGTTATGTACGCGTATGATGCGCGCACCAACCTCCTCAAGCAGTACATCACGGCTGATGTGGAATACCTTGAAGGTCAAACCTTCACCTTGGACATTGATGATGGCTCATGCACGTACCTGAGTGACACCGCTCCAACAAGCTCAGGAGATTGCGGCGGACCACTTGTCGCATTCGATCTCAATTTCCACAGGAAGATCATGGGTATCCACTGCGCTGGTATGGATCTGGAGCGATTTACAGCAGCAGCGCAAAAAGTGAGTCAGGAGAAAATCGTTGACCTTGTCAGCGGATTGAGCTTGCGACGAGCAGATTCATACGTCGCCCCAGAAATGAACAAGATCGTGGCCAAAGATCTGGAGGCTTACGTCGACGATGGTATCGTCCACGTTAAGAGCAAACAAGGAGGGTTTCCTTGGTTCGGTACCGCGCAATCAAGTGCGTACCAACCTGTGAAGACGAACATCTTCCCAAGCCTGCTTCATGGAGTGATTACGGAGCCGAAGACAAAACCTGCGCACCTGAAACCAGTCATGGTTCAGGGTGTGCTGATCGATCCGATGTCGTTGGCACGAGCCAAAGCTTCCGGTACCAGCAAGAATCTCGACATGTTGCAACTGGATGCGTGTGTGAATGACGTTAGGCAGATGATCATGAATCGAGCCCAGTCTGGTGATCAGAGAACACGGAGTTGGCAGGAAGCGATTGAGGGAGTCGTTGGTGATCCAGCGTACCCGCCACTCAACCGCAAAACTTCTCCGGGCTACGGGTGGCCGAAGAGTGGTGTCGGCAAAACAGTCTGGCTGGGTCAGGAGGAGTACATTTTCGACAACGCACAATTGATCAGGTCGCGAGATGAGATGATGGAGTTGATGCGCGCAGGACGGCGCCCCACATCAGTCTTCGTCGATGTCCTCAAGGACGAACGACGTCCGATTGAGAAAGTGAATGCTGGAAAGACTCGCCTCTTTTCCGTGGGCGAGATGACGTTCGTGTTACTGTTTCGACAGTATTTCATGGGTTTCGTCGCGCACATGGTTCGGAGGCGTATCGAGGTCGAGTCATGTGTGGGAGTGAATGTGTACTCGCATGAATGGAATGAAATCGGACGACGGATTCAGGAGGTCGGACCGAAAGTCGTGGCTGGAGATTTCTCCAACTATGATGGATCCCTGAATTCGCATGTGGTGTGGAAGGTGTTGGATGTTATTCAGCACTTCTACGATGAAGGCGGACAATCGGACGAGGAACGGAAAATCCGGATGATACTGTGGTCGGAAATTGCGAACTCAGTACATCTTGTTGGCAACCAGGTCTACATGTGGTACCATTCGAATCCATCAGGCTGCCCCATCACCACGATCTTGAACAGCG